TGTTTCAGGAGACAACGCGGCGGAAGCCAGCCCCTTGGGGGCGGAATACGTTGATGTTGTTTGAGAAAGTGGCGTGATTTTAAGCCAGTTTCCTGGCGCGGAGCGTGTGGAGATCAAGCTGCCGAGTAAAATGGCGGCTTGTAATCCATCGATTGCGTGGGATGGGGATAAGATTAGGGCGGTGGTTCGCACGTTGAACTATCGTTTGTTGCCCAGTGGCTCCATTTGGATCAAGGGCAGCGCGCCGGATACGGTGAATTGGCTGGTGGAGATGGATGCCGCCAGCCTGGCGCAGTTATCGGCGGTGCAGATCGACGATACGGAGATCAGGCAATCCCCCATCTGTAGAGATGGCTTGGAGGATATGCGACTATTTGCCTGGAAGGGCGCCTGGTGGGGGTTAGCAAGTGCCCATTCCAGCCGAAATGATGCGAATACGATGATTTTGGCGCCAGTTTCGCCGGTTATGACGGAGAAACAGGTGCTTTTGTCGCCAAATGGCGAGAAAAAAGAGAAGAATTGGGGTATTTATGTAGATGGGCAAGATTTGAAGCTAGTGCATTGGTTTTGCCCGATTTCTGTGTACAAGTTTGGCGGTAGCCAGATGTTGGAACCCGTGTTTTATGGGGATGGCCGGGTAGATTTGGTGGGATGGAGCGGGTCCAGCCAGATTGTACCGCATAAGGGCCGTTTGGTGACTTGTTTGCATCGCCGGATGGGCGAGAAGAATGGCAAGAAGCCGATTTATTACGCGCACCGGCTGGTGGAGTATGATGCGGACACTTGGGATGTGACTAGGGTATCTCCCATCTTCTTGTTTGAGGCGGAGCAAATTGAGTTCAATTCGGGGTTGGTAATTACCCCGGAAAATGTGTTATTTAGCTACGGGGTCATGGATGCGGCGGCGGTTGTGTTGCGGTTGCCGATTGGGGCCTTGGACATGATTTTTGAGGGGCGGATTGGATGAAATCCCCAGCCTGGACGCGGAAAGCCGGAAAGAGCCCCTCGGGTGGTTTGAATGAGGCTGGCCGTCGTTCTTATGAGGCGGCTAATCCGGGTTCCAATTTGAAGGCGCCGGTGAAGGCGGGGGACAATCCTCGCCGGGCTAGTTTCCTGGCGCGCATGGGTAATATGCCGGGGCCGGAGCGTGACGCGAAGGGCGAACCGACGCGCCTGCTGAAATCGTTGCAGGCGTGGGGTGCTTCCAGTAAGGCGGACGCCAAGGCCAAGGCGAAGGCTATTTCGGCCCGGAACGAGGGAAAGAAGAAATGAAGAAGCCTGTTTGGGAAACCAAAGACCCGACGAAGGGCGACAAGAAGATGTCGCCCAAGCAGAAGGCTTCCGCCAAGGCGATGGCGAAGGCGGCTGGGCGCCCTTATCCTAACCTTGTGGACAATATGCGCGCCGCGAGGAAGAAGAAATGAGCCGCCAGATTAAGGACGATACGGGGCACGTTATTCATCAGGTTTTTGAGATGAATGGTGTCCATGTGATCAATAACCCAAGCACCAGCACACAAACCCCAGCTTTTGGGGCGCAGACAACGGCTGTCCGTGTGGCTATTACGGGGAACCATGTTCACATTGCGATCAATGGTAATCCGACAGCTACGGACCAATCCTCTCTTTTACCCGCCAACTGGGTTGAGATTTTTGCTGTAAAGCCTGGCTGGAAGTTGGCGGCTATTAAGGGTGGGGGTGCGGGTAACCCGATTATTTCGGTTACGGAGTTGGTGTGATGCAATGTCCGAAGGCCACTTATGATCTTGAAGAAAATGTGGAGTACCGTGATCGGGCGTTTAAGGACTTCGGTTATGGTCCTGCGAACCCGAATAGCGAGGATGACTTCTTCTGGAAACTCCGGGCGCAGGAATGGAATACGTCTCCTGATGAGGCTAAGACGATGCGGTGTGGTAATTGCGCCGCGTTCATCCAGACCCCGGAAATGATGGCTTGTATTGTTAAGGGCATCCAGGGGGAAGAGAGCAACGATGAGACGTATGCGCCCGAAGTATCTAAGGCGGCGAACTTGGGCTATTGTGAATTGTTGGAGTTCAAATGTGCGGCATCGCGCACTTGTAGCGCGTGGTTAGTTGGTGGTCCGATTACGAAGCCGATGACCAAGCGCCAGCGCGAGACGGTTTTGATGGCGAAGGTGATGTTGCCTAAGGGCGACGATGAAGAGGAAGATAGCTGATGTCTGATACTTGGTCCTGGCAGTTCAATCCGCTTCTTCGCCCTGTTGAAACGTATGATGCGCCTGGCGAGCATCGTTTCTTTTTGCCCCAGGTTACACAGAACGCTGGCGCGGTTGTTCCATATAATCCGAATGAACTTTGGCCGGGCGATGGTGATTGGACGCCAACATCTGTTGGGCGCGGTGCTTTGACTAGTACAGGGGATTCCAACCGCGATTTTGAAATGATGGTAAACGACAGGGGCACGATGAATGCTCTTTCTTCGCTTGCCAGTGGCCCTGTTGGACTTTTAAGTATTGCGCTTGGAACCGCATTAAACCAAGCGGCGGGCGTGCCGGGGATAAATTCTCTGGGTGGTTTTATGATGGACCGCGCCAGGGAAATGGGTTTGACTCCGGAGCAGATTAGAAATCTTAGAGAGGCGCAGCGTGGGCAATATCAAACGCAACGGCGCCTTAGTGATGATCGTGAAACAAGGCGAGAAGATTTAGCACCAATAAATAATACGGTGAATCAAAATATTACTTCGTTTTCTAATCCAGATGTCTTGAATACTCCAACTTCAACAAAGACCCTGACTGATTTGGGTAATGTGGTGAACCCGAACATTACTTCTCTGTTGGATGTTTATGCGGGGGATGGTGGCGATACCACTGGCGCTACTGGCACTGGTACTACCGGCGCAGCCAGCAGCAATACTACTGGCGCTGCGACTTCCAGTATGAGCCAAGAAGCTATTGATGCGATGAACGCTGAAAGCGATGCGCTTGAAGCACAAACGCAAATGAACTTGGATACACTAGCTTCGATAGCGGCGCAGATTGCTGATGTGCAAAGCCAGAAGGCTGCTACTGAAGCTGATATTTCTGATGAAGAAGCAGCAACAGCAGCACAAGCTTCACTAGATAAAGCGGTTGCTGATATGGTGGCTGCATTAGAAACTAATGTTGCTACTGCCCCTGCTGCGCCTGCTTCTGAAACGGACGAAGACACGGACGACGAAGCCGCCGCCCAATCAGTGGCGGACGCCATGGCGGAAGCCCAAGCAGCGGCAGACGCGGAAGCGGCGGCTGAAGCAGCAGCTGCAGCGGACGCGGCGGCTTCTGATGCCGGTGAAGGCGAAGGGGATGGTGACGGCGACGGAGATGGCGACGGCGGCGATGGTAGCGGTGACGGCGGCGGTGACGGCGGCGACGGCGGCGGCGACGGTGGCTACCGGAAGGGTGGTTTGGTAAAGGGCAAGAAGAAGAATGCCCCGGTCAAAACCACCGTCCATGTCGGTGAGTATGTCATGCGCCCGGAAGCCGTTAATATGTATGGCTTGGGCTTGTTGAATGCTATTAACGAGCAGCGTATTCCGAAACGCCGGTTCACCGGCTTGCTGGGTGATTAAGCATGGATCCGAAGATTTCTGACTTGGTTTCCGACATCACGCAGCAGATGCAGGAATCAGCGGTTGACGCTGGTATGGATGCCGATCTTCCTGATGAGATCGACATTCAGGCTATCGTTTCTGGCGAGATCGAAGATGCGGTTGATTACATCGACAGCACCATTTCGCCTTTGCGCGCTGTTGCCACTGAGTACTACCGTGGGATGCCATTTGGGAACGAGGAAGATGGTCGTTCTCAGGTGGTTAGCCGCGATGTTCGCGATACGGTGCAGGCGATCTTGCCAAGCCTGATGCGTGTGTTTTTCGGTAGTCAGAAAATTGTCGAGTTTGCTCCGAATGGCCCTGAAGATGTGGCGATGGCGGAGCAGGCTACGGACTACATTAATTATGTACTGACCCGCGATAATCCAGGCTTCGAGATTTTTTATTCTGCCTTCAAAGATGCCTTGGTTTGTAAGACCGGAATTATCAAGTTCTATTGGGACAATCAGACCGAAATCCAGACTGTTGATATGAGTGGTTTGGATGAAACGGGTTTGGCGGTTTTGAACTCTGATCCGAACTGCGAAGTTCAGGTGACGGTGGCTTATCCTGGGGACGTTGATCCGACTACGGGGATGCCTGGCCCAAATATGTATGATGTGCGGGTAGTCCGTAAGTGGGATAAGG